TGGTGAACTTACCGTCTTGCACGGCCCATTCCCCTGCCTTGTACATGTCATGCGCCCCCGTTGGGTGCACGAAGTTCCGCGCCGTCTCGCGTGACGTGCCATGGAACGGTCTGTTAAACGTATACCATGCAGAATTTCCGGGCTTGATATCCGGGTAAACCGCATTATCGTAGTTCTGGAAACATTCCCATGGTTCACCGCCAACGCAGAATACGTCCCCGGCAACATGTTTTCCCTCCTGCCACTCGTCGTAGAGCGCCGAACACATAATGATTTCATCCGCCGTTGTGGGCTGCTTGCCCGCCATGAGAAGCCTGACCGCATTTGCCGTGGAAACGGTCAAGCCGTATTCAGCCGGTGTCACCACGACCGGCTGCGGCTCCGGCAGCGGGATATTCGTCAGAAGCCAGCTGCCGTCCGTGATCTCCTGCCGCAGAAAATCGCCCGGCGTATAGGTCTGCATCTGGAAGCCGTTGTCCGCGAAGACCCCGACTGGACCGGTCAGCTCTGTCACCCCCGAAAGAGAATCGCCTGTAAACCGGACCGAGCCGGAGGTGCTGTATACCCGGACGTTCGCGTAGGTTTGATTGTTATGTGTAATGTACATAGTCCCTCCTAGCTCGTCGTGATGTCGCAGAAATAGTTTGCATCTCCATATACAGATTTAATACTAAACGCAAAAGCTGTGCTGGATTCGACAGAAAAAGAATATGTTATCGTTGAATTACTCTCCTTTGCTGTTTTAACTGTCTTCCCATTAAGCGTAATTTTGCTAACAGTTTCCCCAGATGCTCCAAAAAAGTTATAACAGTGTACAATAGCAGTAACCCCGACGGGGATTGTATATGTACCTTTTGCAGTATATTTCGTTCCATCAATTTCGACGTAAGCGTATTGCGTGTCTGTGTTTCCTGAAATTGTAACGTCTACTGTTTGCACCGGCTTTTCCGCCGGACCTCTTCGTAAAAACATTCCCATAAGCCCCCCTACACAATCAGCATATCTTCGCCGACAATGGTATCTGCCGGAAGTGCGAGCGACGGACGAGAACCGAGTCGTTCGGTGGCGTTTGTGTTGTATCTAGCCGCGCCGTAATTCGTTATAGATATGACATATTTGTTGTTTGCAAGATACCGGGTCCGCGTCCACTGTGCAGTTTCTACGCCGCGCAGCGTTTCTGCAATCGGCAATGCTGTTCCTTCCGTATTCGTGTTGTGGACAGAAAAACCGAACTCCGTAGAAGATGGCTGGAACACCTTTCGCTGTAATACTGCCACACTGTCCGTAGCGCTGGGGGTATAGTAAAACTTTGTGGAAACGATCTTGCCAATTATGTCGCGGTCCAACTGTTGCAGGAATTCGTCATTCAAATAGTTATCCAGCGGCCCGTTCGCGTAAGTATTCAGGCCTGTTGAGAATGCAATATTAGCTGCACATAGTTTTTTGACAAGCAGCGTCAACCCGTTTCCGTTTAAACCGGATTCGTAGTTGTGGCAAGCGACATAAAAATTTTCAGGCGCACCACCTACATTTAGCTTTACAAGTGTCCCAAGCTCGATGTCACCAAGCGTCGTTCCGCGCGAGATCTTCTGAATCCATCTGGGCCCTCTTCCGCTCATCCGAAAACCACCACCTTCACGGGGACATTCACCGTCGGCGCTTTGCCGATGCACTGCGCGGTCAGGCTGTTCGCGCCGGTCACGTAGTTGTGAATCAAAGCGAAGCCCTCCAAAAGCGCTGCGTCCGCATCCGGGTCCGTGCCGGAGAGCGCAACGTCCCACTGTGGGTCAATAGCGTAAGACGCTTTCAGCCCCGTGATCGTGATCGTCTGCGCCTGGTAGCCATGCGAATCCGCAGCCCAGCCCGAGGCAAGCAGCGTGCCGGTGTACTGCTTCGGTCCGCTGCCTGCGCCTGCGACGGAATCGTCGACGTATTTTTTGGTTGCCGCGTCCATGTCTTCTGTCGGCGCGCCGGAGAGTTTCAGCTTGCCGGTCAGCGTGCCGCCCGTCAGCGGCAGACACTTCGCGATCAGTGGCTTGATCTTATTTGTCCAGAGGTAACTCAGGCCGTTGTTATCCAGATAGGCCATAGCTGCACCTCCTTACGTGTCCGCAGTGATTGTGTCAATCTCGCCGTTCGTGATCGAGTTGATCTCAAAAGTTGTGCCCAGCGCGTCCCACGCGGTGCCGGTCCAGGCGTAATTCATGCCGGTGTCCTCGACATTCCACACATCGCCTGCCACATTGCCGGACGTAGGCAGCGCCGAGAACGTCGCCTTGCTGCCCTTGTACTTGTAAAGGCCGGAAATGTCCGTCTTTTTTGCATAGTCGCTCGCGTTGCTAAAACCGGAAAGCTTTGTGTAGTCTGCCGCTGACATAAGGCCGGGCGATGTGGCCGAGGCCGCCTCATAAGTCGTGTCGGTAAACACAGCGTCCTCCGGCACGTCCTTTGCCACCGTGTGGCCGCCCACTTTTTCGGCGTTGTCCACAACACCGTTGCCGTTCTTGTCGTACACGCTTTTCAGCATGTCGCCGCCGCCCGCGCTCGCGACGGAATCGTCGACATATTTTTTGGTTGCCGCGTCCATGTCTTCTGTCGGCGCGCCGGAGAGTTTCAGCTTTCCGGTCAGCGTGCCGCCGGTGAGCGGCAGATACTTCGCAACCAGAGGCTTGATCTTGCTGTTCCAGAGGTACAGCAGACCATCGTTATCCAGGTATTTACTCATTTCAGCATCTCCTCTATTTCCGTATTTGTGATTTTCTCCGACGCCGGAGGGATTGTGTCCAGCTTTGATTGCAGGCCCGTAATGGCCTTAATCGGGTGCTGATCGTCCGCGTCCCGGTTTAAGAGCTTTGTGTGGTCATTTGTGCCGCCTCCGCCGCCCTGATAAACCACCTTCGCCGGGGTGATCTTCATCTTGATCTCCGGCTGGGAAAGCGTCATTTTAATCATATCCCGCCTCCTTGAGTAGGTCCTTGACCGGCGTCGAGACAATATCCGCCGCCTGCGGATTGCCGTCCGCATCCGTCAGCGCCAGCTGGAGCCGTGCGCTCTTGCCGGGGTCGAGCTGCATCGCGTCGGCAAAGGGGATGATGACAAGCAAATGCGTCTGGTCTACGACCTGCGGCGTGTACTCAAAAAACAGCTCGCCCTGCTTGAGCCAGAACTGGAGCTTCGTTGCCTTCGTCAGATCTGCGCCCGTCACTTCCACCGAAAGCGCATTTTGAATTTTTTCGCGCATGGTATCACCCTCCTAGTTTTTGCCACAAGCCAATCTTAATCAGCGCATTTACAACGTCTTGCAATGCTGAAATCTGGTTGGAACTGTTGATCGTTGTGTAAAAGGCATACTGGCGGACTGTCTCAGATGCGTCGTATAGGCTTAAAAAATGGTTTGATTTTGAATTTAAAGCACCAGCGTAAAGAGCCGAAAAACGGTTATTTTCTGCACCAAGTTTCACATTCCCAGTCGGGACAAGGTTTCCGTTTTCATCAAGTGTGATTTTGTAGGACCCGTTAACAAGCTCAGAAACTGATGCGGAAGACCCTCCACCGCCGGTAGAAGGAGCGCCGACCACATATTCGACAACATAGCTTCCGCTGATCCTTGCAACTTTCACGCGATCTCCAGACTGAAACGCAACAGAAGTGTTGCATTTGTAATGCTTCTTCGTTGCTGTGGTCTGCCCATCAAAAATCAAGGTGAGTCCGTCTTCAAAGACAGCATCAACCGTAGCGAGCTGGGCATCAGATGGCAGGTCTTCTTCAATGGCAGCCGCTTCTGTAATTCCATCAATCATGCAATCACCGTCCTTTTTGCTGTGTGTTTCATAAATTCGCCTGGCGTCATTGTGATGTACCAGGCGGTTTCCTCGAAAATCCCGCCCATGTCCTTGTGGCCGAGAGACAGAATATCGCCCGCGCCGTGTCCGCCTTCGGCCAGCGTCTCAAACGTTACAACCCTATGGCTGAACAGGGACTGGAAGCATATGTCGTCCACATAGGCTTGCAGAGCCTCCTGCGAGGCGATGTTGTCAACCTTGAGTAGCTGCGTGATGCGCTGGCCGCGGCGGAAAACAGACGTTGCGCTGGACGGATTGTTGTTTTCTGCCCTGGCTACCAGCGGAGCTTCCAGATCCGGATTGCTGCAAATGGCGACGAAGACGTTCGGTGCGCTGAAAACGTCAAATTCCTGCGTCAACTCCGGAGAAACGGGCGCACACAGAATTACGTCCTCTGCACTGTACGACCATTTGATATTTGCGGCGGAGGCCTGTGCGACCGGCTCCAGATGCGCTACACCGTTGCCGTCAAACCAGATCTGCTTATAATTGATCTCGTCCAGCAGTTGGTTGACGATCGTCAGATACGGAGTGCCTTCCTGCCAGTCCTCTCGGTCAGTTTGCAGAATAGCGTCGGTCGGTGCAGCGACCACAAGGCCGATTCCAGCTTCAATAAGAAGCTCCTCTATTTTGGTGAGATAGGCAGTCCCAGCTGGGATGTGCATAATGCCTTCCGTCGTCATGGTCTGAAGCATCCAGCACCGGTCATAGGCTTCTGCTTCTATCCAATGGCCGCTTGCGTCTTCCTGTTCTGTGAGCGTCGCGATGCGGAAAACGCCAAGCGGCGCCCATTCTCCATTTATACCGATCCATGGCTGCAAGTCATCGGCAATGTAATCGACAACTGGGTTGTGCCGGAACGTGCCGGACAGGCTGCCCTTTATATCTCCGGTCGTGTCAATATAGACGTTCGGCGGGGATTCTTCCGACCACAAAAGCTCTGTCAGCTTTGCACCATTGCGCAGTACGTCGATCCTGTAGGATATTTCCCGCTTCACAGCTGCACCTCCTCGCTGTAGTCGATCTGCTGCACGGTGAAGGAAAACGTTGTGACGAACCCGTCATG